TAAGCAGGCTAAAGACATTAACTTAGGTTTGTTTTATGGTATGGGAAAAAATAAACTCGCTGCTTCGTTAGGTTTAGACACAGAAGAAGCTGAACAGCTTTTTGCAAAGTATCATGCACGAGTGCCATTTGTGAAACAGCTAAGTGACTACATCGTAAATCGCGCGACCAATAAGGGTGTAATAAGAACGTTGTTAGGACGTAGGTGCCGTTTTGATTTATGGGAACCCATGAAGTATGGTTTGTTTAAACCGATGCCATATAAAGAAGCCTACGCTGAACACGGTACAAGTATCCGCAGAGCATTTACGTATAAGGCTCTTAACAGGCTGATACAAGGCAGTGCCGCAGATCAAACTAAGCAAGCGATGGTTGCTTTGTACAATGAAGGCATATTGCCCATGATTCAAGTACACGACGAACTTGACGTTTCTGTGAGTAATGAGGCACAGGGTAAACGCATTCAAGAAATAATGGAAACATGTGTCACGTTAGAAGTGCCAAGTGTTGTAGATGCAGAGTTTGGCCCTAATTGGGGACAAGCAAAACAAACATTTAGTGATAAGCCATGGACACGTGGTTTAAAACATGCTCACAGTTTAATGAAAACTTAACCATGGACCTTGGACGATTAAAACTTTTACGACGCAGTGGCTATGTAAAGCGGTTTCACACGCTACCAACGATAGGGGAAGTGCAATCAGTGAGTGCACATAGTTGGAATGTGACTTTATTAATTAACGAGTTATTTCCAGATGCTCGAAAACAATTATTGCTCGCGGCTATGTACCATGATGTCGCTGAAATAATTATTGGTGATATGCCTGCAACAACTAAATGGAAATATCCTGATTTAGCCGAAACTTTAGCAAGGGCGGAAGAGCAAGTAGAGCGTGAGTTAAATATCCAATTCGCTCTGACTGAAAGAGAAAAGGTAATTCTCAAAATGTGCGATATGCTAGAGTTAGTTTTATACTCTGCAGAACAACTCAAATTAGGAAACGATTATTTCGATGAGGTGTTAAGTAATGGAATGAAATATTTATTAGATAAGTATTCTAACTATGTAGAGTTTAGCGTGGTAAGTAATATCTTAAAACAAATGGTTAGCCGATAAAACAGTATTTGCATTCAATATTGTCGTAGGGCTATTATGGTATGTTGCTTAGAAAGGTAACATACAAATGAACATTTTCGTATTAGATTACAATCATACAACATGTGCTCAATATCACTGCGATAAGCACATAGTCAAAATGCCGCTTGAAACAGCACAAATGCTCAGTAGCGTGTACGCACGTTACGACGAAGAAGGCCCCTACTTACCAGTGCATCAAAAACATCCGTGTACGTTATGGGCAGGTTCAACTATAGAAAACTACAAATGGCTATGGAACTTAGGCAATGCGTTGCTTAAGGAATATACCTATCGTTACGACCGTTTACATAAATGTGGTGAAATACTTGCATTACTACGATGTCCCCCACGTAATTTGACTGCGCGTGGTTTTACTAAATTTGCTCAAGCAATGCCTGACAAATACAAACATCCTGATGTTGTCACTGCATATCGCAACTACTACCGTGGTGAAAAGCGCAATCTTGCAGTGTGGTCAAAACGAAATTTACCTATTTTTATGGAGGAAGTATAAAATGCGAAATAACTTTGAAGAACACCCGTTATTACTGCTTGCCGATTGTTTGCGAAAAGCAAAGACGGCAAAGAACTTATCGGCAGCTACGAATATACATGAAACTACCGTTTATGGATGGCTTGGTTTCCGCCACGGCATAGGTGAAGAATCGTATAAAATTTTAAAGCAGTATCGTAGTGGCGTTATCAATAAGCCTGTAGACCCACCAAAGGAAAACAAACTGGTATGGAGCCGTAAAGAATCAGGGCTTACTTTACCTTCGATTGATTTAACGGTTCGTATTATTAAGCATGGTATCGGTAAGGATGATACCCCGTATGTGTTTGCCCGAACTGTGCAAGATGAAACTGTGTTTATTCCCAGCTTTGTAGCTTACGAAATTACAAAAGTGATGGAATACATACAGGTGAACGACATTGTCACCGTGCGCGTTGTAAAAGATTTAAGTGGGCGTAGTGATTATGTAGCTAAAAAGTTCCTTAGTAGTGCAGAGACTTAATCATGGATATTATAGAACATTATAAACAAGTGCGGTTTCGGTTGTGGAATGCGGCGCAAATCGCCAAAAAGTTTGATGAGAAGCCTGTTGAAGAAAGTACTTTAATTCAACAAAAAATAGAAAAGGGTGATCTACAACCATTACCGATGCCAAAAAGAAAAATTACTGGATTGAGCACGCGCCGTGCCGACCCAGTATTTGAAATACTAGATAAGCATAATGTCACATGGGATGAAGTAATTGGTCAGAGTCGTAAACAAAAATACATCCATGTGCGAGCAGAAGTTTATACGTGTTTACTCAACCAAGGGTTGAGTAAAGCGCATATTGGTAAGATATGTAATCGTGACCATACATCGATACTACATATCTTAAACACATATTCAAACAACTATTTCCAGTAAAGAAAGGCGAACCAATGAGTTACGTAGATTTTATTCAAGCAGGATTAAGTGCCACTAAATCCCGCATAGAAGAAGCGGATGTGCCCCAAGTAAATTTCACGCGAGTTGCACAACTCGCGAGTGTGCTTTTAGATAAATCAATTAGCCCTTATGATGTTGCAATCATTTTGGCATGTGATGGTTTAGCAGTACAGATCCAAACACCTGAAAGCACCACGGCTATCCCTAGGGTGATTAGTGCGCTTGCTTTGGCACGAAGTGTGTTAAATGTATCAGTAGATGGGCGTGGCGAAGTTCAAAAAGCGATTGTAAACGCGCAACTTGAAAAAGCTATTAACGATGAAGTAAAAGACATCGCCGCAAAATTTGCCCCTAAGATGCCTACTGCTACTCCGTTTGGCACGAATAATGCAGTTACTGAATAGGAAACATTACATGGAAGAGGTAACTGAATCTACCGAATCTGATGTTGTTTTCGTATTTAGAGAACCATGCGACCGTTGTGGTGAAGAACGTATCTGCATAGGAATTGTTACCGCGCCAGAAGACGAGCCGCCAACCATATCTACAATCCTTTGTGAAGAGTGTATTCGTAAAGGGTTTAAAAAAGCAAAAAACCATTATAAGTCTACAATAGAAATGTAAAGATCTCGCCGTTCAAAAGAGGGAGGCAACCCTTGAACGGCGAGTGACATTTATGAACCGAAAATCAAGAAAGACGATATGTATGATCATTCAACATGCAGACAAAATGGAGACAATTTCGTCCGCAGAAAACATAATATTCCTTACTGGCTCGTTTGACAAGTTTATATTTGCCATGTAAAATCACGCCTTTATTATGGTACGTGCAATAGTGTTTCGCAGAAAGGAACCACCATGATAATGTTAACCAAGGCACAACGAAAAGCCTTAAAACGTATTTACGATAAGCAACAACGGACTGGGTACATCCTGCGTGACCGCTACTGCCCTGAGCCCATCGACTACCGACAATTTCGTAAAAGTGTAATGGGCACAATCGGTATGGATAATGCCGTTATAGTCAATTGGGCAGGTATGTGGATCGCTATCGAGTGCGATGGGTATACACACACATGACGCCTTTGATTTTGTTTGGAATATTTGTGGCAATCACTTATGTGTATGATGTGTTGACAAAAAAGCGTTAGTCACATACACTATCAAACACTATACTTTAACCGTGGCTCATTTATAGAAAGGAATATGCCATGAACCCTTATGACCATTATTCTAAAACAAGTATTACGAATGCTTCAAATAACATCAGCCGCAATATTGATTACCTTGGTAGCTACATCGTTGCTTTGCAAGAACGTTTAACTAACTTAGAAAAAAGCCAAAAAGAATTTAATGATGCAATACAAGAAATGCGTATTAACATCATGCAGGGGTTTGATCCTACCGCTATGAAAGGTGCGATTGAATTATGTATAAAAGAAGCATTGCGCCCTACCGAGTTAATTTCAGACCACATTGAAAAAGTTATTTCTAACCTAATAACGGAACAAGTAAAACTGCTTGTAGAAAAGAATGTAGATGAAATTTTACAAGGCATAGAAGTTAATGTTGATGCACAGCTTAGATGGTAGTAAAGGGAAAAAGCAATGGATATCGTTGAACGATTGCGTAAATACGACATTAATTGTCATTGTTTTGAAAACCATCAACTAACTATATGTGAAGCCGCCAACGAAATTGAACGGTTGCGGGAAGCATTGAACTTTTATGCAAATGAAAAAAATTATGACCTTGTATTACGTACACATTTCAGTTTGGGTGAGTATGAATATTCTTTAATACAAGATGATAATGGTACAATAGCACGCTCCGTGTTGACAAAATAGTTATTGTCTTAAGTTTATCGTACCATATTATATACGTATGGCAGCTTGTAGAAAGGAGTTAAGCCATGATGACCGAACAAGAGTTTGTTATTCATTACCGTGTGCTCAAAGCCCATATGGCCGATATGACAGATTGGTTTCAAGAAGAAATACGCGATGTTATTTACTGCTTGAACCAAGACGTACGTGCATATCGTGCAGGTGGTCAAGAACCCGATTGGCAAAGTTACGCCGATGATATCAACGAAGTATTACGTGAGGATGGTATGCCTGCTTTGTTCGCAAGCATAAATGAGGACGTATACGATGGTTGAGTATACACTAATGATACGTAGCCAACCTTTTATCTATGTCCCTGAATTTTTTGCATGGATTGAAACTGCGTATCGTACAGGTACTGATATTGATGACTTTTTAGATGGGCTAGGTATACCCAACCATCTATGGGATAAAGTAAAACTTGGCAAGTATCAAAAAAGTACCGAAGGTAATGACCTTGTACTTACGTTTGAGGTAAATTAACCATGGACTTTGAAACTGCGTTTGAAACTTCACCTCGGCTTACGGAAATAGCTGATTCTGTCGTAATACGTAAACCCATCATTTGTAATGATGGTGCTACCATCAGCGTACAAGCAAGTTACGGACATCACTGTATTCCAAAAAACAATATTGGACCATATACGCATTACGAGGTGGGGTTTCCGCAGGATGCAAAGGGTGCATGTCTGCATGAAGAGCGCTTGCAACCCTACAAAGATAATACGGGGGATGTGTATCTGTATGTACCCTTACAAGTGATAACAGATATCATACATAAACATAAAGGCGCTGTTCCATGGAAACAAAAAAGATAAAAAAAGTGTAGTCTTGACTTTATCTGCTTTTATAATACTAAGTATGGCAACTAGTAGAAAGGAGTTCCGCCATGCAATCTACTGTATTGATCAAGTACTTTACCCGCGATCTTTTGCTGACTGCCACGTTAGAGGGCAATGCGCGAAACTATAACCGTCAGCTTAATCCGGCGATGGTTAAAAACCTAGATGAGGAAACACTGTTTCCTGTACCTTTTCATATGCTACATGAGCATATCGATGGTGAAGTTGTTGACCCGCATGTGCGTGCGTGTGTAATGCTTGACCCCGAAACCAAGGTGTTATTAGACATCGACCTTAAACGATTCAGCAAGTTACCCGAACTAGAGGTACCCGAATAATGGGCAAGATGAAGCACAATGGCGTCACGCCGAAGCAATATGCATACTCTGCCGTTGGTTTAGAAATTGAAAATATATTCTATAACGAAACGCATGATGTTGATAAGCTGCCTGATGCTTTCAGGCGCAGAGTACGTAAACATCTTGCCATATTGCGTGAGCGCTTGCTGATTGCCGCTTATTTAGAATCGCATACCCACCTACCCACCGAGTTCGCAAAAGAACAAAAACGCTTAGATCAAAGAAAGGATTAAGTTATGGGTGCACAATCGTTCTGTATACAGCGTACTAAAGGTACAGATACCGCTAAACAGGCATTTGAAGCTGCCCGTGAGCAAGCCGCTTACGATTACGGACATAGAGGCTATACGGGTACGATAGCCGAAAAAAACAGTTATGTAGTATTACCGTGTATTGAGGGTAAAACCCCCGAAGAAAGTGCTTGGCATTACGTGCAGATTGACCACCCCAAAATTTATGATAAGTGGGGTCCGGCAGGATGTATTGAATGCCCCACAACTGATAAATATTACTTTTTCGGGTGGGCAAGTTGCTGACTAAATAGGCATTGTCATGTGTAAATCGTAACTTAAACTATAACAGTGGCAACTAGCAGAAAGGAGTGTGCCATGTATAACTCTCAAGAAGTTTACGATACTGTAGTGCAACATCTGTACGCGCAAGGTGGCAAAAGTTACGGTGACTTCCCCGATGATGCAGGTGCGAAAGGTAGTAGCGGATGCTTGTACCGTAGCCCCGATGGCCGAAAGTGTGCCGTTGGTGCCCTAATACCTGATGATATATATGAGGAGGCTATGGAAGGGTTGAGCATTACGGGTTTAGTGAGTAATTACGAGCGTGTATTGCCTAGCGCGATTACGGCTAACCATGAGTTGTTAGGAATGCTGCAAGAAAGCCATGATAATTACATGGAAGAATATATACCCTTTGACGATACCGCTTTGTATGAGCGTTTGCGCGACGTGGCATACTTCCATAAACTGTTACCCGATGCTTTAGATAAAGCGCGTAAAACATTTCATGATAAAAACAAATTGGCAAAAGCGGAGAGAGAACGTGTTTGATAGAGACCCTAATGGTAAAATGTACATACTCGGTATTGACGATACGGTAATTGTCGGTGACGGTATGTATCGTGGTAGAAAAGGCAAAGTCACGCGGATCAAAGCCAGTAAAATCACCGTTGAGTTGTGGCCTACCGAAAGCCAGAAAAAAGCGGTTATCAATGTAGCGCCTGACTGGGTACATCCTGCACGATAATTATTGCCCTACATCTGTATAAGATGTGGGGCATTTTTGTGACTTACAGGTTGAGTATATGAGCAAGGATTATTTAGGAGGCTCTTCAGAGCCTTTGTTTTTGGCTGGTGCTATATACCCAGTGTGGTAGTAAGTTGCCGCTGGTGAGCCGTTTTTGTTGGCTCTATGGCCTGATGATTATTGTGGTTGTGGGCGTAAGAGCAATTGGGTGAGCGACAAAATAGTGCTTTTAATCGGCATATCTGCTAATACAGTGGTAAGGCATACATGTTATAGAAAGGGCAGAATCACATGCAACCTAACCAAGATAACTCACAAGTTGAACCGAATGATGCAGAAGTGGTAGAGTTACTTAAAACTTTAACCTTCGTCCCTGTAGAAAATACACAGTTTTATAACGGTATAGACTTTCCATATGTGGCATACAACGAAGAGTTCGTAATATTTTCAAACGAAAATATGGACATCCATTGGTACACGATGAATAGTTTTTATAGCGGCGAATTCAATTTAAAAGAATTAACGTGATAAAATAGCCATTGTTTTCAGCCAATCAACTGTTAGGCTATACGTGTATATAAGCCATAGAAAGGGCAAACAAATGTCAATACTCCAGTATAATGTAACCGAAATCAAACAACTTTTGGCTGATTGCAAGCGCAAATATCCAGAGCATTTTTGTACTTACGAAAATTTTAATAGCGTTACTCTGGATAAAAACGGTTCTACCGACGAAACAGCAATATATCTAACCGATGTCGGGCAAACCATATATGTATTTGTAGATTCAACAGATAACCAACCTGTTGCTTCTTTTGATCTGTAAAGCCATAGAAAGGGCAAACAAATGGCAATTCTACGCAACCTCAACCAAACAACTCACGCAGAAGATCATAAAATGGCCTTGAAAAAAAGAGGCCAAGAGTTACAGGCTCAACGCAGCGCTATAATTGCCGCGAAAAAAGCCGAAATAGAAAAAATTAAAAATTCACAACTCTTACGTTTCCTCCGGCACGCCAAAATGGCGCCCGAAATCCTTAAAAAAGAAAACGTTTAATCAACATAAAAGGCAAAAGTCACATGGAACTGTATGACATCTGGGTAGTATACACTACCCATGCACCCATCATTTTCGTAATAATCGCAGGCGCGTTTTTAATCTACACAGGCATAAAGGAGTATCGTAAATGATCTACTATCATCGCGAGGCCGACGGGGTTTACACCATCACAAAAAATGCCGCAGTCTACGCTTGGGCCACTTACAGTCGTAAAGCGAAAAAGTGGAAAGTCGTTACAGCACATGGTAAACTCATGCACTATTTTAGTCTTCAGAGCGCCATCCATGGTATTAAACGAGGTGACATTTAAAATTCCTTATAAGGGAATGAATGATATTGGAAATATAGTAAGTAAGTAATTGAAAAATAAACAGATAGTAAGATATGCTGTTTTTTAAAATGGATCGGTGTTTTTATTTTTTATCGTGGATTAAAATATCTTGATATATAGCAATGATTACAAGGGGTTATAGAATATATACAGAGAAATAGGTAAAAGAAACAGGGAAAACTGATATTCAAAAAGTTCCGTTGCGCGCGCGCGCGAGAAACATTTTTAAAAAAATTTCTATATGGCAAAAAGACGATATCTTAATATCATTTTACTTTTCAATAACTTACGATAATATATTGTATAAGTATGTGTCCCTTATAGGAAAAGTTGTTTTTAGGAGAAAATTAAGAAAAATGGCGCGTCCCGGACCGAAACCAAAAAAGCGGGGATACGTCCCGATGGCAGGAAATCCAAAACAAGAACTAGGCTTAACCGAAATGCAAGAACGCTTTGCACGGATTATGGCTTCTGAAGATCTTACCTATACCGAGGCCGCTATCAAGGCTGGATATTCTGAAAAAGCAGCAGGTGTCCAAGGTTCCAAACTCATGAATTGGAACATTTTTCCTCATGTGGTCAATCGTGTGCGTGAGCTTAAACAAGAGCTTGCAAAAAAGTACGACGTCACCTTTGAAAACCATGTAATGAGACTCGCACAAATTAGAGATATGGCAATTCAGGCCAATAATTATCCAGCTGCAGTGTCAGCAGAAAAAGCAAGAGGACAGGTCGCAGGATTGTATGTGAGTCGACAAGAAATATTAGTCGGTAAAATAGATCAAATGGATAAACACCAAGTTTTAGAAGAAATCAGGCGCTTGCAAAAAGAGTTTCCTGCATTGATGCTTGCTTCATCTCCTGTGATTGATGTGATCCCTATGAAAGAAAAAAAGAATGAGCCAACCAGAAAGAAGTCTTTGGAATCGTTGGAATAATGCCACGAAAGAACTGGTTGACTGGACACGTTTAGAGGCATGGGTAGGGAGCGGCATCCCCGATATGAATGGAATTGTGCGCTGCGATAGTTTGCAAAAATGCAAAGGTCAGGAACTTTGGGTTGAATTGAAGGTCGTCAAGACTAAAGGGGTTATCGTTAAAAACCTATGGAGACCGCAACAAATCGCATGGCAGACAAAAAGATGCTTGTATGCTTGTAATGTCTTTAACTTGGTGAGCCACCCAGACAGACAATCCCTCAAAATTTATTTAGGCTCGACGATTAAACGATTAGTAGATGAAGGTCCATTGTCAGTGGCTCCTGCTTGGGAGGCTGCTGAGCATGATTATGTTGATGCGTTGATTTTCATGCAGTCAATTTTAAAAGATGATTATGCTAAAAACAATGAGAGATGACCGTTATTAACGGTTGAATCTTCATGGACCATTGACCTTCATGTTGTCGCATTTTATTTTGATCTTTTCATCAAATCATCAAATCATCAAAAAAGATAATTTTTGAGAAAAAAGTGTTTATCTTTATTTTATCTTTATGTATACTTTTAATTGTAGGCGATGGGCCTACCATAAAAAAGGATGTCAAATATGTCTAAGCAAGTCGCAGTTGTCAAAACAAATGCTAAATCAGAAGCTGTCGCTCTTTTCGGTACAGCAAACGCAGAAGTCACAACACAATCGCTTCGGGCATGGGTCAATGCCAATGCGGGCGGTGACTGGTCCAAGGTGAAAATTGTAAAGCAAGGCAATATCGTTGCCGATTTCCAAAAAGCGGGTCTTAAAGGTCCGGTACCTTTTGGTTATAATGGAAATCCAATAGGCACACGTGCCCTTTTACAAAATCACTTGTTGGAAAGTCCAACGGTTGCTGACCACTGGACATGGTGTAAATCTGGTCCTAAAGCGGGCATCGGTACTGTCAAGCAGCATACGCCTAATAATCCAGCTTGTCTACTTGCGTTGCTCAATGGCGGCTATAGTCCATCGTCCAAAACTTGGGGGCAGGCTTTTATTCACTTGGTCGCGGCATAAATAAAATAGGCGCGTCGGCAATGTCGGCGCGCTTTTTCTTCGGCGTTCGGTTTTCATCTAATCGTCGCAAAATCAAATTGTCAAATCGCCAATCCCATTGAGACGAGCAGTCGCCAACCCCATTGAGAAACGTGGACCGTAGCTACCGTAACCACTCCTAATATATTTTCTTCTTACTATTTTCTTATATTCAAATCGTCTAATATTCAAATCGTCTAATATTCAAATCGTCTAATATTCAAATCGTCTAATATTCAAATCGTCTAATATTCAAATCGTCTAATATTCAAATCGTCTAATATTCAAATCGTCTAATATTCAAATCGTCTAATGTTCCTTGTGCATCGCATCAATTTTATTGTGCATCGCATATAACTTTTTTTATTTTTATATTACTTTTTTGTTTTATTTTTAAAAATTTTAGTTTATTGTTTTTATTGTAAGCAATTTTGCTTACGTTACAAAAAGGGTTTAAACATGGTTAACACAACAAAAGCGGCCCCCGCCGCAAAGGCGGCCCCCGCCGCCAATACCACCGCCGCCGCCGCCGCATTGTTTGGCACGGCCAACGCGCCCGTAACGGTGCAGGCATTGCGCGCATGGGCAAATGCCAACGCGGGCGGCAATTGGGCCAATGTAAAAATTGTTAAACAAGCGGGCGTGCAAGCCAACTGGCAAGCGCAAGGGCTTAAGGGCCCAGTGCCCTTTGGTTACAATGGCAAGCCGCATAGCACGCGGGCACTGTTACAAAACAACTTGCTTGCGGTGCCAACTTTGGGTGCGCACTGGGTATGGTGCAAAACGGGGCCAAGCTGTAACATTGGCACCGTGGCCGCACATACGCCAAACAACCCAGTATGTTTGTTAGCTATGTTAAATGGCGGGTACAGCCCTAGCAGTGCCACATGGGGCACGGCCTTTTTACATTTAACGGTGTAAAATTACACGCACAATGGCCCGTGGCGCAATGCGCCACGGGTTTTTTTGCGCCTGCTATATAAACATTTGCTTATATAAACATTTGTTTATATAAAGGTACCCTTATGTGCAGTGCAAAATGCCATTGTGCACTGCACTATGCCGCACCCCCCGTAAACGAGCCCGTTGCCAAAACTTTTACTTTAACAGAGTTTTTTACTGTTCGTTATCAATTTTTAAAATTATGCACCCCCCTTTGATCGATACTCGGTTAAGGTACCCCTTGCCGTGCCCCTATATGTAATATATTTCAATAATTATCCCATGGAGAAAGGTTCATTGTCCTATAGCCTTGCGCAGATAGATCAAGTGCCTCCTGACGCGGTTGGTAGGCTTAAGGAATTGTCTCAACGATATGTTGACCTTACCCGTGCTGAAAAGGCTAAGGATTCATTTTTAGATTTTGTGCGTTTTGTTTGGCCTGGATTTATAGCGGGCAGGCACCATGAGCTTGTTGCTGAAAAGTTTGAGTCGATAGCGCGTGGTGAGTTGAAGCGGTTGATTATTAATATGCCGCCGCGCCATACGAAGAGTGAGTTTGCGAGTTATTTGTTTCCTGCTTGGATGGTGGGCCGTAGGCCGATGATGAAGATTATGCAGGCGACCCATACGGCTGATTTGTCGATTGGTTTTGGGCGTAAGGTGAAAACCCTTATGGAAATGTCTGATTACCAGCAGGTGTTTGATGTCCGTTTGAAGAGTGATAGTAAGGCGTCGTACCGTTGGCAGACTGATGTTGGTGGTGAGTATTATGCGGCGGGTGTGGGCGGTAGTATTGCGGGCCGTGGTGCTGATTTGTTTATAGTCGATGACCCGCATAGTGAGCAGGATGCTATGAGTCCGGCGGCGTTGGAAAATGCGTGGGAATGGTACCAAGGTGGCCCGCGCCAACGTTTGCAACCCGGAGGTGCCATAGTGGTGGTTATGACGCGGTGGAGTGAGTTAGACCTTACCGCCAAGTTGCTTAAGCAAAGTGCCGTGGATGCAAAGGCGGACCAGTGGGAAATTATTGAATTTCCTGCTATTTTGCCGAGCGGTAACCCGTTGTGGCCTGAGTTTTGGAAATTAGAGGAGCTAGAAAGTGTTAAGGCCAGTATCCAGTTAAGCAAGTGGCAAGCGCAGTATATGCAGGCCCCTACGGCTGATACCAGCAGTATTATAAAGCGGGAGTGGTGGCGTAGGTGGCAAACTGAAAAAATACCCAAGTTGCAGTATGTGATGCAAACTTATGATACTGCTTTTTTAAAAAACCAAACTGCTGACTTTAGTGCTATACAAACGTGGGGAGTTTTTTACCCAACCGAGGATGCCGCCCCTAATATTATACTTATGGATGCAAAGCAGGGGCGGTGGGAATTCCCCGAGCTGAAGCGTATCGCCATGGATGAGTATAAGTATTGGGAGCCCGAAACTGTGTTAATAGAAAGTAAGGCGGCAGGTTTGCCTTTGACACAGGAATTACGGTCCATGGGTATTCCGGTGGTGAACTTTAGCCCCAGTAGGGGTAATGATAAGCATAGCCGTGTGAATGCCGTTGCCCCGTTATTTGAGGCAGGCATGGTATGGGCACCCGAGGCCAGTTGGGCCGAAGAGGTTATAGAACAATGCGCGGCCTTTCCTTTTGGCGAGCATGATGATATGGTTGACGCAATGACTCAGGCGCTTATGCGGTTTAGGCAGGGTGGATTTATTACTCATCCCGAGGATTACGTGTACGAACGTAACAATGCCCCCGTACGAAGGATTTATTACTGATGGCTAAAAACCCCTTCAATAATATCGAAAAAGATTTACGTAATCAGCCTGTAAGTGCTTTTCCACTCAATGGTCAGATAGATGATTATCCCGTAAATGATGAGTACGAAATCGATAGCACCGCCCAAGAACCCAACGCTAATATTCCCCCCAACGTTGAAGAAGATTACGGCAGTGTTGATGTTCAAATGATGGATGATGGCAGTGCGGTAGTTACTTTGGGCGATGAGCCTGCTTATACAATCAGTTTAGGATTTGGTGATAATTTAGCAAAAACATTAAGCCAAACGCAGCTTAATCGTATCAGTAGTGATTTGTTGTCATTGATTGAAGACGATGATACAGGCCGTGAAGAATGGCGTAAAACATATGAGCAAGGGTTAACTCTGCTCGGTTTGAATTATGAAGAGCGTACTGAACCTTTTGAAGGGGCCACAGGAGTTATTCACCCTATATTAAATGAGGCTGTAATACAGTTTCAAGCACAGGCATATAAGGAGTTGTTACCTCCTGGAGGGCCTGTACGTACGCAAATTCTAGGTGTTTCAACCCCCGAAATCGAAGCACAGGCCGACCGCGTAAAAGAATACATGAATTACCAGCTTACGGAGGTCATGGAAGAATTTGACCCCGAATATGATCAAATGCTGTATTTTGTAGGGTATGGCGGTAGTGCTTTTAAAAAGGTTTATTACGATGGCTATTTAGGCCGTGCCACAAGCCCTGTTATTCAGCCTAAAGATTTGATTGTACCTTATGGTTCAAAAGATTTGTTTACAGCAGAGCGCGTTACACATGTTTTGCGTATGAGCAAAAACGATTTGCTCAAAATGCAGAAAAACGGTTTTTACCAAGATATCGATCTAGAGGAGCCTAGTCAATATGAACAAGATGATATTACTCAGCGCCAAGATCAAATCAGTGGTTTGGAACAAAGTGCTTACTCCGATGAATACATTTTGTACGAATGCCATTGCAACTATGACCTCACTGAGCAAACAAATAGTACTGAAGATGAAAAGGTTGCTGTTCCGTATATTATCACTATAGAAAAACAGTCCGGCAAAATTTTATCTATACGCCGTAACTATAAAGAAAACGATCCCCGTAAACTTAAAAAACAGTACTTTGTACATTACAAGTTCCTTCCGGGACTTGGGTTTTATGGTAGCGGGTTGGTGCACTTGCTTGGTAACCTCAGCCGCAGCAGCACATCATTACTGCGGCAGTTGATTGATGCAGGTACGTTAAGCAATCTTCCGGGAGGGTTCAAGGCCAAGGGCCTACGCATTCAGGATCAAGATTCACCAATTCAACCTGGAGAATGGCGCGATGTTGACGCTCCCGGAGGTGATTTAAGCCAAAGCCTATTGCCTTTGCCGTATAAGGAGCCAAGCGCAACCCTGTATCAGTTGATGGGTTTTTGTATCACAGCGGCTGAAAAATTTGTCGGCACAACTGATTTAGGTATGGCCGAAGGTAATCAGGAAGTACCAGTAGGTACTACAATAGCCGTGTTGGAGCGCGGGGCGCGTATTATGTCGGCGGTGCATAAGCGGCTGCACTATGCTCAAAAACAAGAGTTACGGTTGTTGGCGCAGGTATTTGCTGAATACACTTCGCCAGAGTACCCGTACGATGTATATGGGGCCGAACGTAGTGTTAAACAGAGCGATTTTGATAATCGGGTTGATGTTGTTCCGG